CAAGGCGGAAACCTACCGACACCTCGGCCTGCCGCGCCCGACAAAGGAGGAACTGGCCGAGGGGGCAACGCATCCGCCCGGCACGGTGCATCTGCCGGATTGGGTGGACAGCGAATGGCTGAAGCAGTTGGTGGCCGAGGAACTGGTCACTGTGCGCACCAAGCGCGGCTTTGCCCGGCTTGAATGGCAAAAGCTGCGCGAGCGCAACGAGGCCCTCGACTGCCGGGTCTATGCGCGCGCCGCTGCCTGGATCATCGGCGCAGATCGCTGGTCAGAGGCGCGCTGGGTGGATCTGGAGACGCAGGTGGCCGGGGACAGCAGCAACAATGCGGATCAAGACAAGGGTGCCGCAGCAGGATCCATTCGTGCAGTGCGCAGTCCGGCGCGGCGCAGATCTGTGGCGTCGAATTACATGCGGTGATCAGAACGCGCTTGGTGCTGCTTTATTGCAGGTAACGCCAAGTGTTGGCGCAGCGGACGGTTCCATTTTAAATGCCACTCGCGGGTCAGTCGAGGATGACTGACTTCGCCGCCAGATCACCGCCGCGCCACAAATACAGCGCCACCATCGGTTCTGTACCACAGCGCATCGCATGTGGAACCCAAGGCGCGTGGTGGATCACTTTGCCGGGCTGAACAGTTGCAAAATCTGCATCTCCCATTTGCCATTCAGCAACGCCGGACAGCGGCAGATACAGCTCTTCGGCCTGATGGGCATGCGGTGGATAGGTAAGGCCAGGGGCCAGCAGAAGGACACCGCAGGCTAGACTTGAGCTAGGTATTGGGCCGCGCAGCCCTATGAACTCAGTCCAGCCATAGCTCTTGAGGAAATCGGCCCCGAAATCGGCGGATGTATAGGTTTGGCGCCATTGCAGCATGGGTGCTGCCGCGACCAGCGCTGCGACGAGGTCCGCCGTCTTCGCTGGTGGGGCGAGGCGGTCCAACCAGTCGCAGACCTCAAGCTGCGATGGCGGGCAAACCCTGCGATCAACAGGCTCTGGCCAGTCTGATAGAAACGGTGCCGCCTCTGGAAGATTTCGGACCATCCGCTCTACAGCGGACACAATTGCTTCAAACATCGCCGCGTCCATGATCATCCTGATGTTCCTCGATATTAGGGGTGACCCTACGGCATTCGCGCCAATTCGAATAGCCCCGCATGTCCTTCCTTAGCCGCTTCCACGAACGAGGCAGGCGCACACTTGATGGCATGTTTTGATCCCGCGCGACCAACGGCAATAGCCTTAGGTGCTTTCTGACGTTGGGGTAGCACAAGCTGGGGGCTCAAAGTTTTTAGCCAAGAAAAGGCCATCGCCATGCCGACAATCACCGACCTTAAAGCCCGCCGTGAGGCACTGGCGGCACAGCGCTCCTCGGGCGTGGCCCGCGTGAGTTACGACGGTAAAACTGTGGATTACCGCAGCATCGCTGAAATCGACCGGGCCATCGAGGTCCTGGACCGCGATATCGCAGCGGCCGAGGGCCGCAAGATTATCCGCCAAGTGCGCGTGATCACCAGCAAAGGGCTGTAACGCATGGGCTGGTTTGAGGGCTTTCGCCGCCGGGGAACTGGCGGCCCCAAAGACGTGCGTGCGCGACTGGAAGGGGCAATGTCGCAGCGGCGCTTGCGGGGCTGGCAACCGCCCTTGGAGAATATCAACTCGCTGGTCGCCTCGGGCGGCCCGCGTCTGCTGGCGCGGTCGCGTGAGCTGGTGGTGACCAACGGCTATGCCGCAAATGCTTGCGAGGCTTTTGCGTCGAACCTGGTGGGCGATGGGATCAAGCCGTCGTCGCTGATTGAAGACCCGGCGCTGCGTGATCAGGTGCAGCGGCTCTGGCTTGCCTGGACCGATGAGGCGGATGCTGACGGTCTGACTGATTTCTATGGGTTACAAGCGATGGTGGCGCGCGAGATGTTCGTCGCGGGCGAATGCTTTGTGCGGATGCGCCCGCGACGGTCCGAGGATGGCCTGCTGGTGCCGATCCAGCTGCAGCTATTGCAGTCTGAGATGCTTCCTTTTGAGAAGACGGAGACCGCCGCCAACGGCAACCCAATCCGTTGTGGGATTGAGTTTGACCCGATCGGACGGCGTGTGGCGTATCACTTCCGGCGCCGTCACCCCGGCGACAGCACGGACCAGACCATGCCAGTGCCGCTGACTTCCCGGGTGCCAGCCGAGGATGTTCTGCACATCTACCGCCCCATTGATGCAGGGCAAATCCGGGGGTTGCCGCATATGGCGCCTGCCATGGTGCGGCTGTTTCTGCTCGACCAATATGATGACGCCGAACTGGACCGCAAGAAAACGGCTGCGATGTTCGCGGGCTTCATCACCAAGACAGCACCCGAAGAGCAGCTGATGGGCGAAATCGAGGCGACCGACGATAGCGGGGCCACCGTCAGTCTGGAGCCAGGCACTCTGCAGGTGTTGTTGCCCGGCGAAGATGTGAAATTTTCCAGCCCTGCCGATGTTGGTGGCGGCTATGAGGCGTTTCAATACCGGACACTGCTGTCGGTCTCAGCCTCGCTCGGTCTGCCCTACCATCTGGTCACGGGCGACGTGCGCCAAGCGAACTATTCCAGCCTGCGCGCTGAACTGGTCGAGTTCCGCCGAAGGGTCGAACAGCTGCAGCACGGTGTTGTCGCGCATCAGCTTTGTCGCAGGGTTTGGGCCCGCTGGTTAGAGACGGCGGTGCTCTCGGGTGCCTTGAACCTGCCAGACTATGCAGGCTCGCCTGCGCGGTACCGCGCGGTGAATTGGATCCCGCCACGCTGGGATTGGGTCGATCCACTGAAGGACATCCAGGCGCAGGTTCTGGCGATGGAGGCCGGGATCGTCTCGCGCCGCAAGGTTGTCGAGGCGACGGGCTACGACGTCGAGGAAATTGACCGCGAAAACGCAGCCGACGCGGCGCGCGTGACAGCATTGGGTCTGCAGTACCGCACCAGCCCGGGCGAGACACAAGGCGCGCGGGCAACGCCCGCCACCCGTCCGGACCCGGGCAATGGCAATGGTGATGACAGCGGCAATGACGGGGACGATGGCGCAACGGCGTCCGATCCCGCCACACAACAGGAGTAACACCATGAAGAGTTGGTACACCATCCGCGCCCGGGCAATGGGCACGGAAGTGCTGATCTACGACGAAATCGGAGCCTATGGCGTCTCGGCCAAGGGGTTTCTGGCGGAGCTGGGCGCGCTGCCGGATGCCACGCCGCTAGCCTTGCGGATCAACAGCCCGGGCGGTTCAGTCTTCGACGCGGTGGCGATCTACAACGCGCTGAAGCGTCATACCGGCACCGTCACGGTCTGGATAGACGGCATTGCGGCTTCAGCTGCCAGCTACATCGCCATGGCAGGTGACGAGATCATCATGCCCGAGAATGCTTTTCTGATGATCCATGATCCCTCTGGCATTGTCATGGGCACGGCCACTGACATGCGTGAAATGGCCGAAACACTGGACAAGATCGCGTGCAGCATGACCCGGGGCTATGCCGCCAAATCTGGCAAGCCCGAGATTGAAATTGCAGCGCTGATGGCCGCTGAGACGTGGTTCGATGCACAGGATGCGTTGGATCTGGGACTGGCCACGCGCATGGCAGAGCCAGTCCGTATTGCCGCCAGCTTCGACATCGGGCGCTTCCGCAATGCGCCGCCTGACCTAGTCGAGATGGTCAAGGCTGTGGACTTGGAAGACAAGGGGGCAGGGACCAACATCGTTCAAGACGACAACGATGTTGCGGGCAGCGATGTGTCCGCATCAACACGAGGCCCCGCGACCAAGGTTCCCGCCGGGAACGTTGATGTGGTGGACGCAACCGACGATCCACCGTGCTCAAAGGGACAAAGAGAGGGTGTTGCAGACGAAAACACCCTGTCGAGCGGGGCAGAGGGCCGCGTTGCTGCTGCCAACGCAGCACCGGACGCGGCTGCTATCCGCACCGAGGTGATTGCCCATGCCCGTGCCGTGATCGACCTTTGCCGTTTGGCGGGCCAGCCGCAGATGGCTGGGCGGTTTCTGGAAGAGGACGCCAGTCTGGACGCGATCCGCGCGCGGCTTCTGGCCGCCAAGGCCGAAGCTGTGCCGCAGATCACTTCGCATCACCCGCAACCAGGGCCAAACCCGACGACGCGCCCCTGGGGCGATGTCATCGCACGCACCTTCAAACTGAAAGGCTGAAAT